CATATCTGTAATGCTGATATTCTTGTTCGTGGAGAAGTGATTCGGAAGACTCACTCTCAACCCTCAGGAAATCCTCTCACTGTCATTATTAATTCATTGTTCAATGGTATTGTTATGCGGATTGCGTATATGATTTTGAAGAAAGAACAAGGTCTGCCAGTTATTTGTGATTATAGGAAGCACGTTGCTGAGATTATTTATGGAGATGATGACATCAAGTCTGTCAGTATTGAAATTCTTGATTGGTTCAATCAGCTCACCCTAACTGATGCACTGGCTTCTTTCGGTCTCACCTATACAGATGAAACCAAAACCGGACGTATTCTCCCTTTCAAACCATTAGAAGATGTTGCCTTTCTTAAACGAAAATTTGCTGTTCAATTGGATGGAACTTTCCTGGCTCCTATGGATTTAGAAAATGTTTTAGAAATTACCAATTGGATTCGAGGAAAGGCTAGAAAGTCTGCAACACTTGAAAATTGTGAACAAACGATTATGGAACTCTCACTCCATCCGCAAAATGTGTATGAGTTTTGGAGTTCTCGTATACGAGAGGAACTCGGAAAGGTTGGAATCAACATAGTGGTTCCTACATATTTCGAGCAGATGGAGGTATACAAATACAACCGTGATTTGTATGCTCGGACAGAATATGTTCCTCTTTGGTAAACTCCTTAGGCCTTGACCCGGAGATGTGATCTTGGATTGACTATACAAACGGGATAATTGTCTTTCTATTGCTATCTCCTTGCCTACAAAAAGAGTGTTGCTGTGCTCTGGTGATACAGCTCCCGACTTCAGGGTGAATAGTCATCTACCCCTGTCGTAATATATGACTGCTAGTACTTCTAATAACAATTCAAGTGGTTCTGTTTCGTATGACCACGATCAAAACACGAACGTCGATTCTACCCGTGGAAAATTGTTGACAGATGTTCAAATGTCTGCTGATGCCATGCCAATGCCATCTTCTACTGTTCAGATGGCTTTGAATGACACCACCAAGCATGAGATTCTTAGTATTCTTGAACGTCCTGTTAACCTTGGAACTTTTGACTGGAAAACAGAGAACATGCCCATTCCTGTTCAACTTACGCCAACAGATTATGATGCAGATACTCAAAATTATCTAAAACAGTTCAATTTTCCACAGGATATTTTCGCCAAC